CAAGAAGGAGCCAATTTAACTTGGCAAGTACCACACATGAAAAAGGAAGACTATCTAAAAGAACTTCCATGTTTATCAGAAGAACCTTTTTATGATATGTGTAAAAGAAAGAAGGTGCCATTTGGACCGAGAGACCATCCACTAGAGGAAGGTCATAAGTTAATGGCAGATAGGATAATAGGAGATATATACAAGTATGAAATGGATAAAATCTTTACTAGATAAAATTCACGCAATATGGTTTTATTTAATGAATCGTTGGTCTTATGAAGAAGATACTCACATTTACGAGGATGATTAAAATTTTAATGTCTAATCGTAGGTGGCATCCGAAATTTAGTTCTTGACAGATGCCCAAAAATCGTCTATAATATATTATATATTTAAGAGAGAGGCAAATATTGAGAGACATTATCCCACCAGTCGTTTGTCCAGCTTGCTCAACCAAGTTGGAGTTTGTAAATGACCAGTTATTTTGTAGGAATCCGAATTGTCCTGCACAATGGGATAAGAAAGTCGAGGCATTTGTTTCCACTCTAAAGATAAAGGGCTTCGGCCCTGCAACTATAAACAAACTACAAGTTCAGGATTATAACGAAATTTATGAACTAACTGTTAGTGAAATACAGGAAAAACTAGGTAGTGAGAGAATGGCAGTAAAACTCTTTGATGAAATACAAAAGTCTAAGAGTGCTAAGTTGGTCGATTTAATACCAGCTTTCAGCATACCCCTTATTGGTCGGTCGGCTTCTCAAAAATTATGCAATAAGATATCTCACATTGAAGATATCAGCGAGAAAAGCTGTACTGAAGCAGGTATCGGACCAAAAGCGACAGCCAACTTACTCAAGTGGTTAGAAACTGAATACTACCCTAGTGATTACAAGACAATATTACCTTTCAAATGGAATAATTTAATTAGTAAGAAGAAAGAGGTCAATGGCGTTGTTTGTATCAGTGGTAAGTTAAAATCTTATCCAACTAAAGCTCACGCAGAAAAAGTATTAAATCAGTTTGGATATATCGTTAAAACATCGCTGACCAAGGAAGTTTCTATTCTAGTGAATGAAAGCGGAATTGAATCAGCAAAAACACAAACAGCTCGTGACCGAGGTGTTCAAATAATAAGCAATTTAAATAAATTTTTAGGAGAAAATTAAAATGGCATTACCAAAATGGACAGATGAAAGAACTCAACAATTAGTAGATTTTGTTGGGAACGAAAGCCCAGTTTCTCAAGCTATGGTAGCAGACGCTGCTGACGAACTAGAAACTTCAGTAAGAAGTGTAAGTTCAAAGCTTAGAAAAATGGGTTATGATGTAGAATTAGCATCAGCAAATGCTTCAAAATCATTTTCAGATGAGCAAGAAGCAACATTAAGCAACTTTGTAACTGATAACTCAGGTGTATACACATACGCAGAGATTGCTTCAAACTTTGAAGGTGGAGCATTTAGTGCAAAATCAATTCAAGGTAAAATCCTTTCAATGCAACTTACAGAGCATGTTAAACCTGCTCCTAAAGTTGAAACTGTAAAAACTTACAGTGAGGACGAAGAAAGCCAGTTTATCTCAATGGTAAACGATGGAGCTTTCATAGAGGACATCGCAGAAGGCTTAGGCAGAAGCGTTAACTCAATCAGAGGTAAAGCATTATCCCTACTTAGAGCAGGAGAAATCAATGCTATTCCAAAACAAGAGCATACTAAAGGTTCAAGCAAAGCTGACCCATTAGCAGATGTTGAAATTAATGACATGACTGTTGAAGAAATCGCTGACGAAATCGGCAAAACAGTTAGAGGCGTTAAAACAATGCTAACTCGAAGAGGCTTACAGTGCGCGGACTATAACGGTGCAGCTAGAAAAGAAATAGGTTAATAATCTATTAAATTCAGCGAGTGGGCTTCTTTAGGTCTGCTCGCTTTTTTGTTTTGGGAGAGACAACTTGACTTTAGAATCGGCATTACTTAAGCAAATACTTATGAACAGTGAATTTGGGGCATGGAATAGCCTCAAGGAACACTATTTCCCAGAAGGTGAGTACCGTAAACTGTGGAAGATCGTAGATAAACATGTACATAAGTATCATGCATTACCAACTTTTGAAGACCTTAAACTAGAAGTTCGTTCTAGAGAACTTCAAGAGAAGATTTATGCCATAGAAACAGTCGAAACTGAAGTTCCAGCAGATATATTGTTGGACTATTTAAAGAATCAATTCACTCAGAATGAAATACTATCCAAAGTCGAAAACTTCGTAGAACATCAGATTGCAATAGGCGATGCTCGTGAGAACATTGACCTGTTACAAGAAATTGTAGTTCAAGTCGAAGACCAGGTAGAAACATCTACCGACAATGAAAGTATGGATACGATTGAGTTATTTGATAGCGAAGAGGACTTGAAGAAGTTCTTGCCGCTTGGTCTGAATCAAGAGTATGATTTAGACTATACTTTCTCTCCCAAAGACTTGGTCGTTATTGGCGGACAAAGAGGTGGAGGTAAGTCCTTTACTTGTTGTAATATTGCAAACGCAGCTCATGAAAGAAATAAATCTGTTCTCTATTTTACTATAGAGATGGACAGTAGACAAATTCTGCAAAGAATCTGTGCTGTCGCTACAGGTGTACCTACTAATCGAATCAAGACTAAAAATCTATCTCCTTTGGAGTGGGACAAGGTCGCCGAGTGGTGGGCTAACCGTTTTGAAGGCGGTGGAGAGTGTTTAGAAGAGTTCAAAGGACATAGAGATTTTGATAAGTTTCATTATCAACTTACTCGTAATCCTTTGGAAGATAAACCTCAAGTAGATGTTTTTTATGACCCTGCACTTACTCTTGCTAAAATCATTAGCACAGTAAGACAAAAAGCAGCACAACTGCCTGATTTAGGTATAGTAATAGTAGACTATCTAAACCAAATTAGACGCCATAACGCCCCAGGTCGTTCAGGTCAATATGATTGGACTGAACAAATTGAGATATCAAAAGGTCTCAAATCTCTTGCGCAGGAGAATCAAATTCTTGTTCTTTCTGCTTTCCAAACAAATGAAAAAGGTGAGGCTAGATTCTCCAAAGGTATTCTTGATGCTGTAGATGCAGCTTATAGTGTGCAACATTGGGGCGATGCAGAACCTTGTATAAAGTTCAAATGTGATAAAATGAGAAATGGAAAGGCAGAAACTTTCGTATCAGAGATGAATTGGGACACACTAAAAATCGGGCCTCACACTGCGTTAGACCCTGATGAAAAAGCAGAACTAAAAGAAACAATGACAACAGGGGAAGATGCATACGACTTATGAGATTACTAATTGATTCTAAACCTGGATGGAGATTATTTAAAGATAGAAGTATAATAGGAATACCTAGATATATTTTGGAACATACAAATACACATAACACAATAGTTATGAATGGTTTGTGGTTTAATAAAAAGAAAGCATTACAAATATTAAAGGATATAAAATGATACTTTATACAGAACAACAACTAGAGGAGTCTTGGCACATACATTGCGCAGAAATATTATACAGTAATGTTGAAAGCAAAGTACAAGTTGTATTGCCAACACTAGAAGAATTTAGACCTATATATGAAGAAGCTATGGAGGACTACATGAATTATGGCGAATGATAGAGTAAGTAGAGCAACAGCGGAGTTAGTACCCCTTCCGCCACATACTTGGTATGTGAGAACTGTGGGTTGGTTATTAGAACAACAAAAAGTACAAGAGAATATTAAAGATGTACCAGAGAATGCACCACTAAAAGCAGCACTAATAAAAGAAGGCATACGGTCACCGTTTTTATGTATGCCAAACTGGTACCCAATAGCAGGTAGTCAAAGACTAAGAGTATTAGTAGATGTACCTGAACTGCACAATACAGAAGTAAGAGTGTGCAAATTCGATAAGGAATGGTGGTTATTATATTATTTATGGGGTGACGAAGAGTTTAGAAACAAAGCAATTGCTATTTGGTTTCAAATGGCAGAATTAGTATGGAAGTCAATGTATTATGAAGACGACCCTACATTTTTAGAACACGAAGCATTAGGAGATGAGTTACCTTGGAAGCACAAGTCAAAGTTAACGGGCAAGTTATAATTCTAGCAGATACTAACCCTTTACATCAAGATGGGTATTGTCAATGGAAAAATATACTGACAGGACAGATATGGAATATCGATGGCAGTGAGGCACAGGTATGCTTTAATGCTGAGTTAGCAGATGAATTTAAAATTAATTTTCTTGCTCCAGTAATAACTAGACCGAATACCGTAGAAATATGTAGAAACAATAAAATAATAGAGCATACATGGGTAGAGATAATAGACACAGAATTAGACCAAAATCAAATTATGGTACATGATTTATATGATGGCAATATATTTGTAGACATATGGGAAAAAGGTGTAGGTTATGTACCTAGTTGCGGAACAGGAGCTGCATCTGCAGCATTATTTAGTGACAATATATTTGTAGATGTATATTGTAGAGGCGGTAAGTATACAATCAAAAAGGATTATTACAGATGGACTATGGAAGCGGAAAATATTTCTTGACACAAACTTAAAATTTTGATATAATATATATAATTATGATAGCAGAAGAATTACTACAAAGCAAAGGAATACAGTACCAAGTAAGTGGGAAGGATGCAAAAATACATTGTTTGAATCCTGAGCATGATGATACTAACCCCTCAATGAGAGTCGATAGAATAACAGGAATATTCCATTGCTTCTCGTGTGGCTATAAAGGTAATTTATTTACATACTTCGGTGCTCCCGAATCTCCAACTGAGGTTCGTATACACCGAATAAAAGACAAGATACAAAAAGTTAAAAGCGAAACTGTCGGCATACAACTCCCAAAAGACAGATTGGAATGGAGAGGTGGAGGATTTCGGAACATTTCCGAAGAGACTCTTGCAATCTGGGATGCGTTCACATGGAATGTACCTAGATTTGAGAATCGTATCATCTTTCCAATCCGAGACATTACAGGGAAGACAGTTTCATTGATAGGTAGAAGTCTGGACGATTTTAGTACAATGAAGTACTATATCTATCCAACAGGAGCGGAGATGCCGTTCTGTCCAGCAAAAGTAAAACCTATGCAAGGAAGAGTTATATTAACAGAGGGTATATTTGATGCCCTCAATCTTTGGGACAAAGGTCTCAAAAATTCTGTGTGCTGTTTCGGTACACAGCAAGTGAGTTGGGTCAAACTAAGTCTACTGAAGCTACAAGGCGTTCAAGGTATAGATATTATGTTTGATGGGGATGAGGCGGGCAGACAAGCTAGTGAGAAAGCGAAAGAGATTGCTGAGAAACTAGACATGAGTGCCAGGATAGTAAAGTTACGAGATAACATAGACCCTGGCAATTTAACAAAACCAGAAATAGAGAGATTAAAAGAAAAATTATATGGCTAAAGGATATGTATACTTTAAGGAGAATAAAAGAGGTGTTGAAGTCCAAGAACCAACCCTAGAGGGTATAAAAGACAGATGTTATATAGATGAGACTTCAGGTTGTTGGATTTGGAAAACAGCAATTCTTAATGAATGGGATAGGTTGCAGAGACCTATAATAAGAAATAAAGGTAGTCATGTAACGGTTACTAGACTGGCATGGGAGTTGTTACATGATAAAGAATTTCCAAGAGAACTACAAGCAGGACACTTATGTGAGGATATAAATTGTTTATCTTGCTTTTGTGTAAATCCTGAACATATAACTCCTGTAACACAGAGCGAAAATGAATGGATGAAAGCTATATATAGCTCAGATGACGAGTATGATAATTACATAAAAAGAGCAAAAGAGTGGGGAGCAAAAAGTAGAACAAAAAATAAAATGAATAAAGAATGGACTCTAGAAGAAAGATGTATGGCAATATACAATAATGAAACTGTAAAAACTCCTAATCCAAATTTTTCTACACCATGTGCGTTAATGCATGGTAGATTAAAAAGTAGTGGATATGCAGTAATGGACATACGCAGAGAGGGTAAAAGAGAAAGAATTCATTTACATAGACTAATGTGTTTTGTTAAGAATAAAGAAAACTATAAATCTAAAAAAGAGGATAGTAGAATAGTTAGACATCTATGTGGAAATAAAAATTGTATTGAACCTACACATTTAGAGTTTGGAGATAACTCTTCTAATGCATATGATAGTTATATGAGTGGAACACACTCTAATACATCTTTAAAACCAGAAGATGTAAGAAATATACTCAAAGATTGGGTAGAAGTTAATAAAAACTGGAGTAAAACGACTGTCAAAGGAAACCCTACAAGACACGGAATACTAAAAGCAGGGTGGGAAAACTGTAAATATAATATTACTTATTCATCATTTAAACACATTACTACAGGAAACAGATGGGGTTTAGTATATAAAGAATTTAAAAAAGAATTAAAGGAGTTAGAAAATGGCTAAAGTAGCACTAATAGAAACAACACCTAGTTCCACGAACTTTGACAGATACTTCGACTTTGAGTTCGAAAGGTTTGCATTGTGTAGTGATTCTAGTAAAAGAAAAATTTTGAAAAAAGATGTAGATATCGAAATCGATGTCGATGCGTACGATTGGCTCATTCTAGTAGGTTCTGAGCCCTTCAAAAACTTCACGAGAAAGACATCAATAACTGAGTACAATGGAAAAATAATTGATGATAAATTTTTGGCTTTAATTAACCCTGCAATGATAAAGTTCAGACCAGAGGCAAAGAAGTCATTCGAGGAAGCGGTCGAGAGTATAACAGGATATGTAAGCGGAGATCTTCAACAAGTATCCTTAGGAGAAGACAAATGTTATGGAATCACAGATAGTAGAGACCTATACATATTTTTAGACAAAGCACTTGATTCAGACTATGACTTCATAGCACTTGACTCAGAGACATCAGCGTTATACTGTAGAGATGGTTATATGCTAGGTTTCTCAATGAGTTATGAGCCAGAGCATGGCGTTTATGTAGATTGTGATTGTATAGATGAGAAAGCAGAAAAGCTTATGCAACAACTATTCGATAAGAAAAGAGTAGTCTTTCATAATGCTAAGTTTGATTTACAATGGTTTATTTATCATTTCAACTTCAAGTTTCCAAGATTTGAAGATACTATGCTTATGCATTATATGTTTGATGAAAACCCAGGTACGCATGGTCTAAAGACACTAGCAATTAAACATACTGAGTACGGAGACTATGAGGCAGAACTTGATAACTGGGTAACAGATTATCGTAAGAGAACTGGTATACTCAAAGCAAGTTTCAGTTATGATTTGATACCATTTGATGTAATGAAAAACTATGCTGCAATGGATGCAGTTGTTACCTTCTTACTATTCCAAAAGTTTGAAACAGCAATACTAAAGAATGAGAAACTTCATTGGGTTTATAAGAACTTACTGATAGAGGGTTGTAGATTTTTGAGTCAAGTAGAAAGTAATGGTGTACCATTTGATGCAGTTAGATTACAGTTTGGTCAAAAGCGTATGCAAGAAGATATTGATGCCGCAGTAGAGAAACTAAATAGTTATCCTGAAGTGAGACAATTTATCAAAGACAAAGGCGGGTTCAACCCGAACTCAACAGTACAATTACGAAGTCTATTATTTGATTATGTAGGCTTAGCCCCAACGGGTAAGAAAACGGGTACTGGAGCTGATAGCACAGATGCAGAAAGTTTACAGAAACTTGCAAGTAAGCATGCGATACCCGAGTTGATTTTAGAAGTTCGACAGAAAGTAAAAATCAAAACTACATATCTTGATAAAATTATACCTGCACTCGATATGGATGGCAGATTACGAACAAACTTCAATCTACACGGTACGACATCGGGTCGTCTAAGTAGTAGTGGTAAACTGAATATGCAACAACTTCCGAGAGACAATCCAACAGTAAAGGGTTGTATCAAAGCAAAAGCAGGTAATAAGATAGTCGCAATGGACTTAACAACAGCAGAAGTATATTGTGCTGCGGTTTTGGCAGATGATAAAAACTTAATGAAAGTATTCTCAGATGGTGGGAACTTTCACTCAACCATTGCAAAACAAGTATTCAAACTACCAGGTGAGGTAGAAGATGTAGCAGAACACTACACAGCAGAAAGACAACAAGCAAAGGCAGTTACATTCGGTATAATGTATGGAGCTGGCCCAGCAAAAATCAGTGAACAGGTTACCAAGGATTCAGGTAAATACTTTAGTCCTGCAGAAGCTAAACATACTATTGATGATTACTTCGAAGCTTTTCCTAAACTAAAAGGGTGGCTCAATAACACACAGAAATTTATACAAGCGAATGGCTTTATATACAGTCATTTCGGCAGAAAGAGAAGACTACCAAATGTATTCTCACAAGACAAAGGTATTGCATCACATGAAGTAAGAAGTGGTGTAAATGCTCTCGTTCAATCCGTAGCAAGTGATGTAAACTTACTCGGAGCGATAGAGATGCAGAAGTATATAGTCAAGACAGGAATGAAGTCAAAGATATTTGCACTTGTTCATGACTCTGTGTTAGCAGAAGTTCCTCTTGATGAAGTAGAATTATATAGTGCAAAACTGAAAGAATTTATACAGAGAGACCGTGGTCTTTCTGTGCCAGGAACCCCGATTGGATGTGACTTTGATG